TGATTATGAAGATCGAGATCCGTAAACAGGTTGTGCTGGCGGGTCAGGTGGTTCGTGTTGGGGAGGTCCATGAGGCTTCCCCTTCCGACGCCGCGATCCTCATCAACAGCAATTGCGCTGTGGTTTTTACTGAACCAGAAAAGCCTGTTCAATGTGGCTTAAAGCCACCCTCAAAACCCAAACGTCAACGGAAGGTTTCTAATGACCATCAAGAATCTGGGGACAAGGACTGAGCTTCTTTCCCTTTCCGCCAATGATGTGGTGACCACCACTGTAAACCGTACTGGTGTTGATCTCGTCGATTATGAAGGCGACATCATGGCCGTGCTGGATGCAGAAGCTGGTGGAGCAAGCATCACTTATGCAGTGAAAATTCAGGACTCTGCAGACAACAGCTCTTTTGCTGATGTTTCTGGTCTTGCTTTCACGACCACTGCTGCCAACACCGCTTTGCGCGAAACCCTGCGCATCAATAGCGACGAAGTTCGTCGTTACATCCGTGCCGTGATCACTGTTGCTGGTGGCAGTGGTGCTGGTGCTGTCAGCGTCGTTGCTCTTGGCTCTAAGAAGTACGGCTGATCATGATCAACGATACCCTTGCATTTCTGAGTCTTAGCGAATTCGCTGTAACGTGCCAAATTGGCGCTGGCGCAGAATTCAAGGGTATTCTTGATTCTCCTATGGATGTGATCGCGGGTGGTGTTGCTTTAAGTCGGGAGTATTTGCTAACTGCAAAAACCTCTGATGTAAGCAGTGCTGCTCGCGGCACGTCTATCACTGTTGATTCTGCTGCTTATACAGTGCGTGAAAATCGCCCTGTTGATGACGGCCTTTTTTCTGAACTGTTGTTGAGCAAGGATTGATGGCTGAACGCATTTACGGACTTAGCTCCGACAACAAATATAACATTCACTTTTGGGACACCTTGACTGCAGACGGAAGCACTCCTGCTGTCGAAGTGAATGGAACTAATTTTACTTTCGTTGACACAATTGTTGGTACTAGCATAACAGTGTCACATCAAGGATCACTTGATAATACAAATTGGTTTGAATTAGAAGAGCATTCGCATGTCCAGTCCGGCACTGACGCTCATTTTTACAATGGTCGCCCGATGCGTTTTGTGCGATCAACTGCAAGTAATATTGGTGCAGGCGAAAGCTTTACTGGGTCTGTAATGGTGAACTAATGACTGATACACGCCGTGAGCTAATTTTGGCTCGCATTAAAAGCAATCTTGATTCTGCAACAGGTGCCACTGTTTATCGCAGTAGGGTAGAGCCTCTTGCTCGCGGTGAAGTCCCAGCAATTATTGTTGAGCCTGTAAACGATCAGCCAACTGATACCAACTTTTACGACAAAATTGATTGGTCAATGCGTGTCAGGGTAACAACTCTTGTTCGTGCTGCTGTTCCTGATGATTCGTCGGACACCTATACGCAACAAGTTCATTCGTTGTTGATGGCAGATCAAACGGTAAACGGCTACGCCCTTGACTTGACACCTGATCGCACAGACTTTGAACTTTATGAGGCTGATGTGCCACTTGGAGTAATTAGCCAAGATTTTTTGGTTCGTTATCGTACTAGCAGAACAGACCTGACCTCGGGTTGATTTATGGCTAAAATTAATTCGCAGGTTCCGAATCCTGGTGCGGGCGGCAGCTATCTGTTTGATCCCGAAACAGGTGAGTTAAAACTGATTCAAAACACCTCTGCCCAGCAAAACCATGGCACTGACTCGGAAAAAGTTTCTGATCGCCAAGATCGAATCAACTTACGGGACCGATCCAAGTCCAGTGGGCGGAAATGACGCAATCCAAGTAACGGATCTGGAACTGACGCCGATTGAATCCGACAACGTTCAATCAAGCACTCTTCAAGGCTTTATTGGTAACAGTACTCGTGCAACTGTTGTTGCTAACAAGCGAGTTAGCGTGACTTTTGGTGTTGAATTTGCTGGGTCTGGCACTGCTGGAACTGCACCTGCTTTCGGACCTCTTTTGAAGGCATGTGGCTTGAGTGAAACAATTGTTGCCGACACAAGTGTTACTTATGCAGGTGTTAGCAGCAGTTTTGATTCTGCAACTATTTATTGCTTCTACGACGGCACGCGCCACAAGATCACCGGTTGTCGCGGCACAGTCACTTTCAACTTGGTCGCAGGGCAGTTAGCTGTTGCCAATTTTGAGTTTATCGGCATCTACAACGCTCCCGACAGCACTGCATTGTCAGGCACCTTCACTGTTGCCAACCAAGCCGCAGCACTTGAAGTCAATGACACCAATGTGACAACCGCCACCTTCCATGGTGAGACTGACGTTCGCATTGAAAGCCTTGACCTTGCCTTGAACAATGACGTGTTCTACAAGGAAACGTTGAGCAACAAAGAAGTGCATATCGTCAACCGCGTCCCAGGTGGCACGGCTGTTGTTGAAGCACCTTCAATTTCTACTACAGATTACTTTGCCAAAGCAGTTGGCACCTCTACCGCTAGCAGCAGCATTGTGCTCGGCGCTACTGGTGGAAACATCGTGACTATGACGATGGCTCAAACTGACATCACCGGAGTATCCTATGGTGACACCAATGGTGTGATTTCATTGTCAATGCCGTATTTGGCTCTGCCGACTACTGCTGGCAATAACGAATTCAGCTTGGCATTCACCTAATTCACATGGCTTTCGTTCTCAAGAAAGACTCGACTTACAAGTGGCCCGTCACAGTTGAAGTGCCAATTGATGGCGGGCGCTTTAAGAAAGAAACCTTCACGGCAGTCTTTCGCAAGATGTCGCGCTCAGCCTTTAATGATTTGATTGAGCGGGGCGACGATGAACTTGTCGATTCAATTATTGATGGCTGGGAAGGCATTAAGGACGAAGATGGCGAAGACTTGCCATTCACTGAAGACCTAAAGGCAGTCTTGTTTGATGATCCTTATGTGCTTCGTGGCATCGTCAATGCTTACACCGAAAGCCTGACTGGAGAGAAAGCAAAAAACTAACAGAAGCCGCTAAATACTGGGTACAAGGCGGCGTCATTGACGAGCGTGAATCTGACCTTGCGGCTCTTGGTGCTACGCCAGAGCAAATAGCAAAGGCAGGCTTGGAAGCGGCTGAAAAAGACTTTGAGGTCTGGGAAGAAAACTGGGAGACAGTGATGATGTTTCTCAGGATGCAAACGCAATGGCGCATTGGCTTTGCCGGACCGACTGGCTTGGACTATGCACCGCTGGATTGGCTTTGTAAACTGTATTCAGTACAAGACCCTGTAACTCTATTTGAAGGGTTGCAGGCTATGGAAGCCTCCGCACTGTCCGTCTTTAACAAGAGAAAAAGCTGATGGCTAACGTCACCACTGAACTTAAGGTTGTCGTCAAAGCCGTTGGCAAAAACGATCTTAAGCAGCTTCAAGGTGCGTTAACAAATCTTGGCAAAAAAGCGGCAGAACCGGCAAAAGTAAATTTTAAAGAGTTAGGGGCTGAATTAAAAAAAGTACAGTCAACTACAAAACAAACTATTGGCAATCTGAACGCATATGCAAATGCTTGGAAGGATATTGCAAGAAACGTAGAGATTGGTTCAAAAGAATTTAAGGAAGCTACTGCTGAGGCTGCTCGACTTGACAAACAACTTGCAAAAGTACAAACACGCAGGCGAGGTGGTGGTTTAAAGGGTGCAGCGCAAACTGCTGGTGCAATTGCTGCCGGTGGTGTGTTCGGTGGCCCAGAAGGAGCAATTGGTGCAGCTCTCGGCGGAATCGTTGGTGGCCCTGCAGGTGCTGCGGTTGGTGCTGCTATTGGCGCTCAAGTTGGAGGTATTCGTCAAGCCGCTGGTGCTACCGCTGAATATGCTGCAAATATCACAAAATTACGCATTGCGCTGCAAGGTGTAACTACCAGTCAAGAGCAATACAATCAAGGACTTGCTTTTATTCAGCAAACAACAAAAGATTTTGCAATTCCACAAGAGGTTGTAACTCGTCAATTTACAAAACTGCAGGCATCTGTTCAAGGCGCTGGCGGCAATCTTGACGATACAAAAACCGCCTTCAATGGCATTGTTGCTGCTGTAAGAGCGACTGGTGGATCGCTGGCTGATGTTGATGCTGCACTGACAGCAACTGCACAGGTATTTAGTAAGGGCAAGGTTTCTGCAGAAGAACTGCGTCAGCAAATTGGTGAGCGTTTGCCAGGCGCATTTACGTTGTTTGCTGAATCGATGGGGTTAACTCCGCAAGAGCTTGACAAGGCTTTGGAAAAAGGTCAGGTTAGCCTGCAAGACTTCCAAAAATTTGCAAAAGCGATATTTGATCGTTACGGAGAAAATGCCAAAGCTATTGCAGCTGGCCCTGAATCTGCAGGCGATCGTTTGAAGGTTCAACTTCAAAGATTAAATGAAAGTGTAGGTACCTTATTAAGGCCCATTGGCGCTTTCTTTCAAGAAACCTTTGGGGCAATTGTTCGAGACATTACTCGAGCAACGAATGCACTTGCACGTTTTCTGAACCTGTCTTTTGACCAAGGAAAACTCGCTGCAGCTCAAGCAAGTTTTACTACTGCTCAGGCAACAATAGATAGTGCAACAGCAACAAAAAAACAGAAGCAACGTGCTTTGCTGGCTAGAGATAGAGCTAGCAAAATAATTGAAACTCAAACACGCTTAAGGGATGCAGGCGTTGACGTTGAGCAACCAACTGCAGGCGGTGGACTTCCAGGGATTACTCCGGACCTTACTCCAGACAAAACCAAGGCGGCAAAAGAAATAGTAGACATTACTCAGCAAGAATATAATTTGCGCAAAAATATTATTGAGGCGCGTCAACTAGATAATGAGTTCCTTGAGGCCACTCTTAAGGCAGACTTGAAGCGTTTCCGAGTACAACAATCTGAAATTGGAGAGCTTGAGAAAAAAATTAGACTAGAAGAAATTAATCAACAAGAAGGCGAAGCGGTTGCAGCAGTAATTGAAAAACGAATTAAGTTGCTAGAGGAAGAGGAAAAGGCTGCTTTTAACGCTGGAAAAGCAATTGCAGATGCATTAAAGGAGGCGGACAAAAACAAAATCAAATCATTTGGTGAGTCTTTTGAAGAGGTTATGCAAAATGCTTACAAACAGGCTACCGATTTAGGCACAGCTCTTGGAGGAGTTGCTGTTAGGGCAATTGATGGCTTGACTGATGCAATCATTGAATTTGCGACTACAGGTAAGGCTGCGTTTGCTGAATTTGCAAGATCAATTATTGCTGATATGGCAAAGATATTTTTAAAGGCTGCCATTTTTCAAACATTAAAAGCGGCTTTTCCAAGTCTGAATCTTGGCGC